GGAACATAGGAGATCTCTGACGGCCTCCAATTCAAGTTCAAGCTATACCCATTGTACACAGATAGCTCTTCTGTTTCCGTAACGCAAGATGCGGACTGGAACACCAAATCCGGTTGTCACACCGAAAATGGTCCTGAATTACTCAAAGTCTAACTCACGACTTCATAACTCGAAAATAATCCCGGGACTAACCAATACACATGCGCTCTATTAAGACGACGCCATGGAAAGGAAGCAAGCACCTTGTATCAAATCGATGGACACCACTCCATTTATGACTACACTCGTACGGCTCCTAGAAAAATGCTCAACTCTTTTTGGATTTTTAATTTTTAAAATGTTTTTGTTGTTTATAAAGGGAAATACTGAGTTCTTCTATATAAACTTTTAGCGTGAGGCAAAAATACCAAATACACGCCTTGTCGGTGAAATTGTGACACAGTTACCAACCATGCAGGCCAAGGTCTCGCATAACCTAGCTTCTACCTTTCTCACCGGTACGATTCACGAGGGTGGGGTCGCTCACTCCCATACCATAAAGCCAAAATTCCCCATCGGTTTCTTGACTCTATTGGCCGTTGCCCTAAAATACTATATTACATTAATTGAAAGCATCATTGACTTGCGCAATATGGATATCACAATCTGAAACTCCAGTTAAGGTACCACCCGTCCCGAAGTTGATCACTCCGGCGATATTGGCATCGGGTATTAGCACCGAAAACGCTGTCGTAGCTGCCCCTGTTCCTACCGAATACGCCGTTGAAGCAAACGTTGAATAAGCTCCTCCTATATAAAAGGACGACGTAATCGTACCTGTCCCCGCTGTCATCGTTATTGCAGGCACAACAAAAGCTGTGCAATTAGACCAGGCGACGGAAATGAAAAACGCCCCGACCATACCCAAAGGGAATGTGAGCGTTAATCCAGAGGATGTGAAGGTAGGTTGGAATGTGGATGCTATAGCTATCCCTGTCCAGGATGCTGTAGTACCCAATGGGTGGGCTGCTGCAACACCGGTAGCTGTGTGACCTGACCAAAAGTTCGAGAAAGTCTGTAGAAGAGAGGACAAGATAGGCTTGCGTAATTCAACTTCATAAGACACCCATAACTCTCCCACATCTGTACCCGATGAATTGGGCATACCTTCTGTGGCTGCTGTCAGAATCCCGAGATCGTAAGTTTTGACGTCTTCTCCAGTTGGCACAGCTCCTCCTCTAACATATTGAATGTTGAAGGGATTTTCCTTCGGATCACACTCTATAGGATGGCAAAAATCTTCTGAGGGTTTACCATCAGATGAAAAATACTCATTCAAGAGTTGTGTCTTGGAGGTGAAGGCTGGAGCTGTTGACCTGTACTGTGTTGCGAGCATAACAGTACCTAGAGATGTACTCGTAGCTGCTACAGAATCCCCACTGGTTGACCTAAAATGGAACACCAATCCTTTAAAAGTGTACTCTTGATATTGTTGAGCTATACCAGAGAGCCAAGGAAAGGTAATGGCCATACCAGGATTAAGGGGAAACGTATTATATACTGCGAATACTGAGGGCGGGCCTGTAGCACTAGACGTAATATCACAAATATATTCTTTATGTCGAACTATAATGGATTGACCGTTCTTATGCATGGCTGGTACTTGCCCTGACGACTGAAACTTCTCTACTATGGAATTGGACTCAAGATCATAATCTCCTGATCCTAACCATTTCGAAAGTTCACCGCCCATTGAAGATCCTAGGGCGGATGAACCTACGAGACCACCAGCAAGACCTCCTAATGAACGTAGGGCAGATCCTAAAATGGTGGGGGAAACATGAGCTTTGGCCAGTTTCTTGGTTACTTTTGCTACTGATTTAGAAGATTTATTCTTCCGTTGTTGTTTGCGTTTTGGTGGCATAAATTATAACTAAAATTGCGTAAATTAAATGAAATAAAGAAAATACAATAAAAATAAATATGGTGTTAGTTCTTGTATTGGATCCGCCAGAACTATAGACGGACTGTTCATCCTAGGAAAACCTCATCGAGGGGACGCCGTGCAGTCTCTCGGCATTTTGTTTAGCACGTAAATATTTACTCTAAGGGTTGAGCCGCATACATGTGGTATATTACTCCACTTTAAAATGTAGTTGTAATCTCATCCAATAAAAACGTTTTGGGTCATTACTCCCTAGGACCCAATGTTCACCTTTGCGGAATGCCGCATCGGGGCCAAATCCCCTTGGTTATCTTTAACGTCTATCCCATCAAAAGACTATTCTCGACCATTAACATGGCCGCCTCTGCTGCACCTGAGGAAAGGCGTGAACTACGCAGCTCGGAGCTCATAAACTCTTTGCGAACAAAGGGTTTAGATTCATCTTGATTAACTCTCTATCTCGAACAGAATCAAAATTGATAACAAGAGAGTTGTAGTGATCCTCAAGAAGTTGTTGGCTCACAGGAACAATGTCAAAAGCATGGAAAAATCCTACCCTCGATTTTTCATCCACACGACACTCCTTATAGTTTAGTCCGATCGACCAATCCAAAAATTTCTTCTTAAGCGTAAATTGTGCGACTCGACGAAACTGTCGCTTACTTAATTTAGCTGATTTCAAATAATTGGTAGCATTTCTTACCATGCACCTATAAAAAGCATCAAATACTGGTAAACCCCCGTGTGTGGCTAAACCACCTTGCCCTACAGCAAGCATCCAAGCAGCTAATTTATGAGGCACTCTAATGTCGTCCAAACATACCGAGTCCTTATTAATTGCTGCATGCGGAATTCGCACGGTTCGTTTCCCTATACCAGTATCGACGGTTTGAGTCTGACAAAACTGACTTTTACATAATACATCACCACTATCTACCGTGATAAACATATTAACCTTCATAAAAAGTTGTCTTATCTCTTCAACCATCCCTTTCGACATTGCCCTTTCAACGATTATCCGACAATCGTCGCCCATATTAGTCAGACGTGCTCTTCTGTCTTGACAGATCTTATAGAGCATACTTGTCACCACAAGCACCCCTACCAAAGAGGTGTTCATCTGACCAGAGGTTAGAGTGCCTTTTATTTTATAAGAAAAATGACCATCACTCGTTCTGCCTCTAACTACGGACGTTAACTGGTACGAAAGCAATTGCTTTATGTGTTCTCTTTCCCCCGAAGGAAAACACACCGCAACCACCTCATGGCTCCATCTAAGAGCTTCCTGGAAAATTGATGCATCAAGTTTTTCCACATCCAAATCAATGAATATGGGATCTGAAAAACTATCCCAATTTTCCTGTGTCAAAGTAGCCAAGGCATCATAATTAAGACCCTTAGCAACTACCGTGTAACCAAACATCGAATTGATTGCATGATAGATTTTGTCTTCAACTGCTCTAATGTAGACCCCAGTTAATAAAAGGTACACATACCCCGCTGGCGAGATTACTCGGGGTATCCTTCCAGGTTTGAGCTCCCTCAAGTCTTTCTCAAATTTAATAAACGCTCTAATGTGTGCCATTGAGGGGACAAATCCCAGCTTTTTATACGTTTCCCAAGCATCGATGTATGACTGTTTCCTCAGGCCACTATACTTTCCTATGAATTCATCAAAGGCAATAGCGGCGGAATCTGCAGTCAAATGTGTCAGAAGGGCGATAAAAGCATCATTTATCTCATAAGAGAAAACTCCCTGGTTGGGAATAATTGATTCGGTGTCAACATACAGACTTCCCCCTTTGGCCAATGCCATCTCGAGTTCGATCTTCTCTTGTTGATCCTTGCATTCTAACTTATTGTCTGATAACCAATTTTGATAGAATGTAGCGGGAACATTACGAGTAAGAACACGTTTCACGCTCGCGCATGAAATGTTATGTAATGTGGACACAAATCCTAGGACGCATTCGGTGGCGAATCCCTCGAATGCTATTAATCTCCTAGGCTTTTTCGGGGCACCCGATCGACGTGTATGGAGTTTCGAATGAATAGGATAAGGAATTATACATTCATTCGCATACACGCCAACAGGGCACCCCTACTGGGTCGTTGGGCGGGCGACTGGGGCTCGAACCCCAAATCGCCACCACTTCTGCCACCCATGGTCAACCCTCGCTGCAGTAGCATTTTCACGTAACTTGTGCATGGCGTAAGAATTCATTGCGTTAGCTTCTTCTACGTCATCTTCAGTTGGAGTAAAATATTTACGAACAATTGATTTCAATATTATACTCCTATCATGCATTCTAAGTCCGTCCTGCTTCATAACCTGCACAGCATAGTGATGAAGACAAGCCTTATTGGTGGCTGTCATATCAGTAAGATCCCACACAAACTTCTCTCTCATTGCTAACAATAAGCGAGAAGTATACCTCCCGTGTCGTCTCGTCCTGATTTTCTTCACTTTCTGTCCCTCTTCAACATCTTCAACGAAATGCACCACAGTAAACCGGCTATTTCTAGTGGCTACTGCAGTCAGTGCATCCATTAATGTCTCCGAATATGGTTCACCATCTACAGTCACAATCTCAACCCCTTTAATCGCTGCTCTTTCAATCTCACCAAGAGACATCATTGCGGTGGCCCGCGATCTACTAACCTCTGTTAGATCAACCAGAGTTAGAGGTTCTTCTTGTTCAACTGCTCTCAAGCTATCCAAATAAACCAATTGATTTACCTTCTGGGGGATAACTCGCAAATCACTCCCAAACCTACGGCCAACTAATGTGACAAGGGTAGTAGGTTGAATGATTTTACCCTTAGCTTCCATAAGCTTAAAGGTTTCATCCATGGTCTCTCTCTTTATAGTGTTCGTCTGCACTTTATTGTCGGCAAACAGCTGGTCACTGCTGCCGATAAAAGGATCAAGATCAATGTATTCTCGGCTCATCACCGTGCTAGGACCTGAAATGGAGGAAATTTCCTCCATTCTCGACACTTGGCTCTCTGTGCTATACACGGACAGCTCCGTGGTCCACACCTAGCGCCCTATGCTGACCGCGGATATCTCCGCACTCAACACTTAGCTCCTCGTGCCTCGCCCGGATATCTCCGAACTCCGCACTTAGTGCTCGCCCCGATTACGG